TCTTCATGAGCCCCTTGATGGATGTTATGGCGACATGCACGCCGACCACCAGGGGCGAATATGCACGATACGGTACAACTCAAAACCCGACAGCGTGGCGGTGCCCGAGGATCCCGAGCGGGTGGCCCGTCACGAGGTCCTTGAACTGTTCCTGGCGCGGTTCGAGATGTTGGCCCGGTCACGCTTCACCCTGCCTGACGACATAGCCGAGGAAAAACATGCGCTCATCCGAACACTGGAGAACCTGCTGTAGTACCCACGGCCAAGACCGGGGAGTTGAGAAATGCGTATTCCGGCGCAAGGGCTCACGCTGGGTCTGTCACGTCCTCTTCATCGAAGAGGTTTCCGGCACAGGTGAAGGCCGCACAAAGACCGAAGCCCGCGAGAATGCCCGCAAAAAAGTATTGACGCGGAATCTAAGGGCGTTTTCTTCTGGGCATGGTACTACCTTTGCCAAGTCCTGCCACTGTAACGCCAATGCAGCCGTCAATGACCGGCGGCATGGTTCCAATTCTCAATGTCCAGTCAGCCGCCCAGGTTGACGCACAGCTCGAAAAGATCAAGGCCGACGCACAGGCCCAGGAACTCGCCAAGGGCGCATCATCGAGTCAGCTGCTGGCTCATGTTCAATCCTGCCTCATGGAGGCCACCAACGCCAAAACCAGCAATGGCGTGACCGACAGGCTTCTGGATTGCCAGCGACGGCGCAAGGGCGAACACACCGCCGTAAACCTTGCTCAGTTGACCAAGTACAACCTGCCGAAGTATTGGGCGCCACTGACCCAAACCAAGTGTATGCACACCGAGGCGTGGCTTCGTGACCTGCTGATTCCCTACGGCGACAAGATTTGGACGGCTGGCCCATCCGTCATCCCCGATCTGCCCGGCGACGAGAAGGAGCGCATCAAGGCTGAAATCATCATGGAGCTTCAGGAACTCGTCAACGAAACCGGGAATTCAATATCCGGCGAGATGGTGGATAAGGAGATCGAGAAGGCCCGTGATGAAGCCGAGGCTGATATTCGAAAGGAAGCCGACGCCCTGGCGAAGAGGATGGAAAATGCAATCCTCGACCAGATGCAGGACTGCGACTTCAAGACCGTTTTCAGGGAATTCATGTCCAATGTCGTGACTTACGGGGTCGGGTTCCTGAAGGGGCCATACACCAAGACCGTCAAAAAGGCGAAGTGGACAGGCAAGGTGCGCGGGGTCGAGAACGTCATCATCCCCACCTGTTCGGCGCCATCCCCCCATGACATCTTCCCCTCACCCTGGGCTAAGGATGAGCAGGACGGCTACATGATCGAGCGTATCCGGACCTATCGGGCCGCCCTGAATGGTGTCCGAAAGATCAAGTATTACCAAAAAACCGAGATTGAAGCCCTTTTGACCGAGCAGACCCAGAACGTCACGATTCAATACGGGGACAGCGAACGGGATACCAGGGAGGACAAAGGGCAGTCAAAGGCTGACGACCGGATTGAATGCTGGCAATTCCACGGCCCCATTGCCGGGTACATGCTGACCCAGTGGGGAATCAAGGACATTGACCCCGCCGAAGATTACGAGATGGAGGTCATGTGGTCCGGAAACCGCATCCTTAAAGTCATGCCGAACTGGAACACGACCGGAAAGCGGCCATATACCAAGGCGGTATTCAAGCCGATTGTGGGTTCATTCTGGGGAATTGGCGTTCCGAATCTCATGTCTGGCGCACAGGATCGGGCGAATTCGCTTTCAATCGCCATCATCGACAACACAACCTGGGCTTCTGGGCCGGTTGGATTTGTTGACCAGACCCGGCTTGTCAATCCGAATGACGCCAAGACCATCCATCCGCGCAAGATGATTGCCGTCAAGACCATCCCCAATGCCGTTGGGGATCCCATCAAGTTTGTCTCGATTGACCTAAAGGTGGCTGAACTGGACAGGCTCTATCAGCAGTCCCTCGTGGATGCCGACAATGAATCCGGGGTTCCGGCCTACATGTACGGAAGCGACAAGGCGGCGGGGGCAGGCACGACCTATTCCGGGCTCGCCACGCTCATGAATGCGGCGGCTCGCGGTATCAAGGACGCCCTGCTCGAGATTGACGCCGCCCTGGCGAAGTTCATCGAGAACTGGGCCGACTGGAACAACGAGTACAACGAGGACGATTCAATCAAGGGCGACGTGAAGATCGTGTGTTCCGGCGCCACCGGGCTCTTTGTCCAGGAAATGCAGCTTCAGCGCATGGGTGAGATGCTTGACAGGCTGGTACGGACTCAGGCGATTCAGGTCATTGGCCCCGAGTTCTTCATCGGGATCATCCGGCAGATGGGAAAGATGCTGAAAATGGACGTGTCATCAATCCCATCGGATGAGGAATTGAAGAAGAAATTGCAGGAGGCCGCGGGCGCGGTCGCCCCAGCAGGAACGGGCAATAGGCCCACACCGAGTCCGGCAGGTGTCCCGGAGCAGGCGCAAGTTACGGCGACACCACTGGGAGCAGAACAATGAAGAAAAAAGGCGGTTGTAAGTTGATCGGGTTGGTCGCGGTGTTGGCAATGGTGTTCGGAATCATGGCAATGGCTGAAGAGCCCGCCATCAATCCGGCGACAGTGACTACGCCCAGGGTTGTCCTGTACGGCACCAATCCGCTGAAGGTGGGCTCCACCGAGATCACGGAAACCATGCTGAAGAAGGGAACCACGGGGATCACCAATGCCGTGCTGTCCACCACTTCCGTCACGAACATTTGGACCGTGCTTGACGCCAGCACGAACGCGGTGTCACTGACGAACATCACTCCGTCGGTAACCATCACCTTGACCCGATAACAACCTGAACCATGAGAGCCCCGGTCGATGACGAGTCACGCGAACGCCTTAGAAAGGCGCTCAAGTCGCTCGCCCATGACCCGGCTTTCGAGACGGTTCTGGATTGGATTCGGGAAGAGTTGACGGAGCGGGACAAGGAAAACCGCATATTGAAATTTGAAAACCAGACCTCCGAGGCTCACGCCCTGGCGGTCATTTTAGATCACGCTGCCGCCTGTGCTGCATCCACGTCGGGCGACGGAGAAGAGGGAAACGAGGGTGCAGAAAGCGAGCCCGCCGAAACCACTCACATGACGGCATAACGCCGCCACGGTCGCAGAGGACGACGAGCACAGGAACACGAAGATGGAACGAAAAGCACAGAGCATAGAGGAACTCCAGAAGGAAGCGGACGAAGCTGACGCGGTTGAGGCCAAGGCACTTGAAGAAGCGGCCAAGGCGGAAGGCGCGGAAGCGGCGAAACCCGTCGCAACACCGGAACCGGTGGTAACACCAGAGCCCGTGAAAGTAGTCGAGCCGGCCGAGCTTGAGACCTTGAAGCAACAGCTTCAGGCTTCAAACGACCGAATCAGCGAACTCACACGGCGACTGAACTCCGAGGACGGCAAACGGGGCGGCGAGCTTAACGCTCTCCGGCACCAGGTTGAGCAACTGATGGCCGAGAACAAGGATCTGAAGGCGAAAGCCGAGGCTCCCAAACCGGCTGAAGTTGTTGCCGAAGAGGCCGATTACCTTCGTAAAGAGTTCCCCGAGATAGCCGATGGCGTGGATGCCAGGACGAAGCGAGTGTCAGAAGAGGCTGCAAAGGCGCGTAAAGCTGCCGATGAAGCCAATATGACGCTGGCCGAGATCAGGCAGGCCAGGCATGCAGAGGCCGAAGGCAAGTTCTTCACTGAGGTTTCCGCGGCGGTTCCGGACTGGGAGACTATCAATTCCTCACCGGAGTTCTTGGCGTTCTGTGCCGAGCGCATCAAGGGAACGAGCCTGACTCGTCTCGAAGTATTGAGACAGAACAGGGAAAGCCTGAGCGCGACTCCGATCATCGAAGTGTTTCAGGACTACGCAGCGAGCAAAGTCGATAAGACTGGAACGGACGAACCACCGAAGCTGAAGAAGGAGAAACCGAGTCTTGAGTCACAGCAGACGCTTCCGGGCGCCGGGGCTGGGGCAGGAGCAGGATCCACAAAGCCGGTGGCGACACGGGCCAGGTTGAGGGAATTGGAAGCGAAACTCTTCGTTAAGGGCGGGGCCACTCGGGAGGACCGGGAGGAATACGACCGGCTTGTTGACGCGGAGGAATCGGGAAAACTGGGTTAAAAATCACAGTCCGCAAACGCGGGCTTTTTCGGAGAAAAGATAATGATTACGCAAGCAGGGGGAGTCCCCAACATCAAGACGAACGGTTCCGCCGTTCTTACCGCCTATTCCAAGAAATGGAATGCGCGGTACTGGCAGACAGGTGTTCTGCCGGCCATCACCACGTCGCAGTACTTCAGCGAATTGCAGAAGGGCGACCAGGTTGACATCACGAACGAGCCCACCGTCACGTTCAAGGCTTATCAGAATGGACAGGCGCTTGACGTTGAGCGCGTGAACCTGACCTCCACCAGTGTCAAAATCGACCAGGCTGGCTACTTCAATGTGGCGCTGACCGATGTTGACGCCGAACTGTCCCACCTCGACCTTGGCAACAAGTATCTCGAAGTCGGCCAGAAGGAAGGCCAGAAGTACATCGACCAGGCTTTCTTCACCGCCATGGTGGACCAGGCCGCGGCAGCCAACAAGGGCGCGACCGCCGGGGCGATCTCGGGCAGCTTCAACCTAGGCACGTCCGGGGCCGGTGTGGCCTTGAACACGACCAACGTGGTCAAGTTCGTGACCTCGCTCCAGACGGTTCTGCAAGAGCAGATTGCCGCCGACGAGGAAACGTGGTGCGTGATCCCTCCGTGGATGCATTGGGTGTTCGTCAACTCTGAGTTGAAAAACGCTCAGATGATGGGCGATCCCAAGAGCGTGCTGCGGACCGGGTTCCTGGGCGTCATCAACGGTATGAAGTTCTTCGTGAACACCTACCTGAGCGGCGTTGGGACAGCGGCGGGTACCCCCACGGCGATTCTCGCCGGCAACAAGCGGGCCATCAGCTACACGCTGCGTATGAATAAGGCGCAGAAGTGGCAGAATGGCGCGTTTGAAACCCTGCTCCAGGGCCAGATGGTCTGGGGTTGGAAGTGCGTCAAGCCCGAAGGACTGGTCAACGCCTACGCCTACAAGGCCGCGGAACCGAGCTGATCCGAATAGGATTGGCGAAGTAAGCCGGGCGGGATGGTCCCGCCCGGCATTTCTCAAAAGTGTTTCTGGAGGATAAGAAAATGAAGTTCTTGAAATTGTTCCTTTCGGTTTTGTTTCTTTCGGCCATGGTTGCCAGCGCGGTTGAAACCAATCTTACGGTTGGCGGATCCTCGTTTGCCACAACGGCTCTCGACAAGGTGTTCGTCATTGAAAATACCATCACGTTCGGCGCCGCTGTGGCTCCTGCCGCTGGAATCATCAATGTCCTGAACATTCCTGCCGATACGGTGGTGTCGTTCGTTGAATACAATGTATTGACCACGAATCTCATCAGCGCCACATTCGATATCGGCTATGGAACCGGCGCGACGACAAACGATTGGGCAGCAGCAGCCGACGCCAATACCAAGGGCGCCGTACTGGGGACCGCAACCCCGCTTCTCTATACTGCGGCTGACACCATCGACATTACCGTCGGTGCTGTCGCCATCAGCAACGGGACTGTCAGGGTGCGTGCCATGTGTGTTGACGTTAGCCGGTAGTAGTCCGGGTTTTGGAAAACTGGCCGGTCCTCGCATCGGCGGGGGCCGGTTTTCACCAGGAGAACGGCCATGAAGGTAGTCCGGTTCGATCAACTCATCCCGCAGATCCTCATCAGGATCCCGTCCGGCTGTTCATCTTCTTTGATTCTTGACGCCATCCGGTCTTGTGCCGGTTCGTTCTGTTCAGAAACGGAGATATGGCGCGAGGAATTGACCGCACAGAACCTTGTCGCTGGCCAGAAGGCATACTCAATCACTCCAGGCTACACCGCTGGAATCAAACGGGTCTACTCAGCCAACGTCCGGAGCGCGGCGGAAGTCACGGCGGGCTCAAAGGGCGCTTCGCTCGATCTCGACAAGGCTTCATTCTCGCCAAGAACCGACATTATCACTTTCGACACGGCGCCATCGGCTGTATCAATCACGAACGGCCTTGTGTTCACCGTCATTCTTATCCCCGAATTCAAGTCAAACGAGATTGCGGCGTGGATCATTGACCGCTGGAGCGATGGAATCATTGCCGGCGCGGTGTCTGAAATCTGCGGAAGACCGGGACCGACATTCAATCAAGTCATCTGGGAGCGGGCTGCCGGGGATTACCGCAATGCCAAGGCCGACGCCATGCGCGAGGCTATGGCCGACTTCAAAGAGGGAACACTTCAATTTCAACCCGGCTGGAGGCTGATATGAGCATCGGAACACTATCCATTACCGCGGCCCTGACCCGTTCAATCAAACGCCTGGTGTTTTCCGGGGATCCTGTCTGGTTCCGCAAACTGGTAACTGTCACATTGACCGGATCGGCATCAACCCCGGCAAACCTTGTCTTTCTGGTCTACAGGGGCTCGACGCTGGTTGCCCTGGTCGATGGGTTCACCGGGCCGGATGCCGCCGCCGTGGGCTCGCTGGACACCAACAAGGCT